TTAACAGCTTCTTCGTGGGCACACTTATCGGAATACTCCATGCTCATGTCCGAAAGTTCGGTAAGACTGTCAATGCCAATCCACTTGTATTCATTCTTTTTGAACTCATCTGTTTGAATCCAATTAAAGATGTCATTGAAAGAATACTGTCCTTTGTCAGGGTCAGTTAGACCTTTCCAAGACGTGAATGGCAAGTAGTCTATACCAGCACTTCTAATGGAACTAAGTCCACTCTCCCCAGAAAGGATAAATCCTTTTCCGTAGTGCTTTTGGTAGTGAATAAACTGAGTGGTTTTCCCCCAGCCATGATGTCCATACAACAACGTCTTTCTGTACGCAGTTGTGTGGTCTGATGTGTTAAGTGGCTTAAACATTTGCTATACCCCCAGACTTGACAACAATTTTCACAGCCCCTGGTTTGCGGGTTAGTGCTGGCAACAGCTTCGTCTGGTCGTCGTCTGACAACGTCTTCCACTTTCGTCTGTCGATTGAAAAAGTTTTCTTGATAAACTCAGGCATAGCATCAGGACTCTGATATATCTCAATCAATACATCTTTGTCCCATGACCAACGCTCTTGTCGGTTAAGCGTGATAAGATAAGACCCAGCTTGTTTGCTTTGCTCCCCCATATCTTGAGAGAACTCCCCTTCAAGCATAGCCTTCAACTTGTCACGGCGTTCTTCTAAGTCCTCTATCTGTTTAGATACGGACTTGAACTCTTCAGCAACCTTGGCGATACCGCCCTGTTCTGAAGCCTGTTCAAAATCTTCCCATGTTTCCATAGTATTAGTCTCCGTTTTAGTTAAAGTTACTGTATTATATCTATGACAGAACAAATCGCAAACGTTTTTACTGTCTTAAATGTGAGAAAATGTAACACATATGAGACTAACGCTTTCAAGTTGTTATAAAATGTATATAAATAGAGGTGAAAGGAGTTAAGTAATGTTGGTATTCAATGTAGAAAAACTGATACACGACGTTGGTGGTGTGAATGTTGTCGCTAAAATGACTGACAAAACTAGGACTCAGCCTTACCGCTGGATAAAGACGAACACTATTAGCATAGATGTTGTCGCTAGAATCCTTGCGGCTAACCCAGACTTAAACCTAAACGAATACTTTGAGGAGAGACATGATAGACGAGATGAAACAGTGGCGTGATGCTTTATATAACGCATCCGTCGAAGCGATTGATAGGGGTTGGTGCGTTGTACCTTTATCTATTGAGGGCAAGAAACCTTTAATACGTTGGAAGGAGTTTCAGACAAACCCCACCACGCAAGAACAACTTGACGATTGGTTCGACAACGGAGTTGCTACAGAGAGTGGCAACAGAATCAACATTTTTAACATGGCACTCGTCACAGGTGCAGTGTCAGGCATCATTGTTCTTGATTGCGACAACGAAAAAGCTGTGCAATTTGCATTAAAGAATGAAATGGTCAGCCCTTTTGTAGTGACAACTGCACGAGGTAAACATTTTTATTTCGCACATCCACTAAATGGACAACGTTTTGCAAACAAAGTCGGCAACACTGCAAGAGATTGGTATCCAGTAGAAGGATTAGACCTTCGTGGCGATGGCGGTTACGTTGTGATGCCACCATCCATGAAGGTAAAAGAGGGCAAGGCAGAACACATTTACCACATGGAAGTGGGATATGGATTGTCGCTTGATGACATAGCAGACTTTCCTTGGAAAGGAGAGCCAACTGATGCTGACCCACTGATTGAGGGTGAGTTTACGTTTGGCAACCTATCTCTTGCAAACGTAAAGCTACCCAACGCAGAACAGACTCTACCAGTCGTTGACCAAGTTAAACGACGAGTCGCACATCTTGGAAGAAAGCTACGGGAGGGAGACGCAACTGACTTGTGGATGCTCAAATATATTGGGCAGAAGGTAAGGCAAGGTGTTGCTGGTGACGACCTTCACAAAATGGTGTGGAATTTTCACGACGAGTTCTTCGATTCACAAAAATTCACGGAACGTGAAACCAAAGAGTGGCTGGGAACTAAGATTCGTAGTGTCGTTGATATGGATAAGAGACAGTATCCATCTGACTACGACGAAAACGGACAACGAATACAAAAGACCGAGGAAAAAGTCTCCCTGGGAAGACTCAAGCCAATCAGAAGTTCAGACATTGACCGACTGATTGACACACTTGGCGAGACTGCATACTGGTCTGACCCTGTAATCCCAGCAGAAACAATCACACAAGTCGTCGGCTACAACGGACATGGTAAGTCGTTCTTTTTACAAGGCATGCTTGTATCTATGGCATCAGGTCGTGAAGAGTTCGGTCCATTTCATGGTAAGCCAGCAAAGATTTTGTACTTGGATTATGACAACCCAAGCAGAACAGTTCTTTATCGTTTTAAAAACTTTGTGAAAATGTTTGGCGACTGCGGTGATAACTTCAACGTTTGGTCTCCGTCGTTGATATCAAGCGACGATGGTGGCGAGATGAACTTAGGTAGCGAGGCTGGGTTCAAACTATTGGGCGACTGGCTTGAAGTTATACAACCAAATATTGTCGTGATAGACACAGTGCGAAACGCTTTTGGTGGATTAGAAGAAGCAAATGCCGCCGAATGGTTCAAAGTAAACTTCGTCGCTAAGTCAATACGAACAAAGTTCAAAGCCTCTGTAGTCCTTGTCCACCATAGAAACAAGCCAGGTGAGGGCGGTCTTGGTCGTGAAGCTGGGTCAACTGCACAGTTGACAGATATTGATACTCAGTTAATGATTACAACAGTATACAGAGATAAGGCTATGGCAAAAAACAAGGCTGGTCTGTTGGATACAGACTTGCGAGTGACAAATTTTGATGGAAAAGAGTTCAGCCCAACGACTTACTTAGAAGAAAGACTAGAGCCTGACAGTCGTATACGCATGGTTCAACAAATTTCATTCGGCAAAACAAGACAACAAACTGAACTGCACAGAACTTATTATGTAGGATGGGCAGACAGATTGGCTGATGGTACACAGTACATGGTGCATACACCTAGCCCAAAGCAACAAGCTATCTGGTTGCACATAAACAAAGCGATGTCAGTAGAGAATATAAGTAGGAAGCTGATGATTCCGATGTATGAGGTGAAACAGTGGATACCTACTTAGAACTAATTAGTAACTACTTAGCAAAGAAAAAGCATGGTCTACATGCTTTTTCCTCGTTAGTGGAGATTGTACTAATTAGATATGTATCTTGGCACGGCGACATGTGTCAAGTGCAAAAATGTAACAGCGTACGCAACCCCTTGAGGGGGTTGCTTTTTTTTGAGAAAGGAGAAGTTGATATATGGGTAGACGAGGACCGATATCCGATAAGGATAAGTCACGTCTCTCACGAATGCTAGATGAGAAATACACTTATAAAGATATGGCATCCATCATGGGTGTCTGCACAGATACACTAAAACGAATACTCGTCCGTGAGGGGCTTGCTGAATTTGATGGGGCAAAGTATGCCGTGTCGCCACTTCACAAGACGAGAATGAAAACTTGGAAGCGGAACTGTCTCAAGTGCCGTAAGGAGAGCACACTCCCTAAGTGGCAATACATCTGTGATAGATGTAAGTCTAACAACGAGGCGTACAATATAGATGACGAGTTCATCTATCACGACGCATCTGTTTCAAGGGAGTGAGTATGAGCAGACAGAAAAGAAAAGGCGACGGCTACGAAAGAGAGTTAGCCAAATGGCTGGACGACCAGTTGTATGGTGGTGGCGGTCAGATACAACGAGCGATGCTGAGTGGTGGCGGAAGAAATCTCGGCGGCGGAGGCATGGCAGACCTCGTCGGCACACCACACATTTGGGTTGAAGCCAAGCGGACAGAGAAGTTCAAACCATACGAAGCCATCGAGCAAGCCGAGACTGGCATTGATAAAAGCAACTCACGAGATATTCCAATCGTGATGCAACGACGCAACCAAATGAGGACGGAAGATAGCTTAGTCGTAATGCGACTGGAAGACTGGACTGTTCTGTACAGGTGCTTCCTCTGGGCTACAGGTCACGAAACCATAGACCCCCACGACGAAGACGTAATAGAGTTTACTCCTGAAGAGGACGATTTGTTTTCAAAGGATGGGTTATTATCAAGTAACTTAAAGCTAGTGGTGAATAATAATGGCTCCAAAAAAACCGAGGAAAAAAGTTAATCTCTCTGTTGGTCGTGGCGAAAAACGCTCAGTCAAACAAGGCGGTGGACTAACTGCGAAAGGCAGAGCCAAGTACAACCGAGCTACTGGTTCAAAATTAAAAGCTCCCGTCACGGGAAAGGTTAAACCAGGAAGCAAAGCCGCTAAACGTCGTAAGTCGTTTTGTGCACGTTCCAGGGGCTGGACAGGACCGAGGGGCAAAGCCGCAAGACGTAGATGGAAATGTTAGGAGGATTGTATGTCGTACACACAAACTAAAGTTACATATGTCGGAACCGACGAAAATGAGTTGGACCTTGAAAGCAAAGGCGTGAAGCCTGACTACTACGAGTACGACCAAGCGATTGCAAACGGAGACATCAAGA